ACCGTAGATAAAATGATATACTTCTTCTTGACCCGAATGGCTATGTCCGGTAGTTTCTTTACCAGGATATAAGTTAGTTGAACTAACAACTAATCTTTCAAGTTCTGTGTTATCTTTAACCGTATAGCGATCATCTTTTTTAACAATCTGACCACCTACGTCATACCCGCCGTATTTCATTTTCTATTTCCAAACAGTTGAAGTAGATTAATAAACAGGTTAATAAAATCTAAGTAAAGAGTTAATGCGCCTAATACTTCAGCTTTGCCATCGTTATCATAACTGACCATTTCACGGATTTTTTGTGTGTCGTAGGCAGTTAGGCCTAAAAAGATAATAATGGCAATTGCTGAAATAACCATTTGCATTACTGTACTACCAATAAAAATATTAATGATACTAGCAATGATAATAGCAATTAGTCCAACAAACATAAACGAACCAATTGATGTTAGATCCTTTTTAGTGAAGTAACCATAGAAGCTCATAGTTCCGAACAGTACAGCACCGCCCATAAAGGCTGTAAAAATACTGCCCATAGTATAGACTGCAAAAATAGTAGCAAAGCTCAAACCCATTAAGACAGCAAATACTTGTAAAAAGATCTGTAGACCCGATTTATTTAAATTGTCAGCGGCAAACGTCATACCTAAAATTGCTACTAGGGGTGCAAATATTACGATCCATTTCATAATACCAGTAAAAAAGAATTGTAGTAGCTCTGGTGTTGTACCTACAAAATAACTAACAATCATACTTATTAAGACTGCAAGGCCCATATGTCCATAGACACGACCCATTGCTTCGTTAATACTACTGGCTGAACGATAAATTTCTGTACCGCCTGTGTAATTAGTTCCAAACATATATTACTCCTTGTTAATTAAACTTTCAGACATAGGAAAGATAGCAGCAATAGCCTTTGCACAGGCCAATGCAATTAGTTGATGCTCTTTTTGTGTTCCGTTTCCAGAACGTAGTTCAATGAAATGTACCCAAGAGCGAAGGGTACCATTCATATACAAGCGACTTTCGATATTCCCTTCTGGCAATACCGAGCGGGCTTGTTCTTTGGCTATGCCATTAGCGACAGCCCAAGTGTAGGCTTCTCTAGCGGCACTAATGACAGCGTTTTGTTTTTCATTCCATAAACGTGCAAGTTCTCTGTGCTCATCGTTTTGGAAATCCAGATCGATAGAATTTTGTCTATTTTTTGTGTCCTGCAATCGTGTTTCTCTAAGCACAAAGTTAAGATCCTGAGTAGGGTCAGCATATCGTTGACTGAATTCTTGGAAGCTGAAACTTCTGTGCCGCAAAATTTGTCTTGCAATGTCTCTGGTAGTAGTGATTTCAACACACGCTGAAACCATTTCCAACGGTGACCAGTGTGCGTGTTTGATGAGATATCGGATAAGTTTTTCTGATGTTTCGGTGTTAAATTGATTGCTTGGGTTGCTGACACGGGCGCAATACGCGATAAGTTCTTGCGCATCGTCGACTCCCAGTTCTGCAAATTCTGCTGTTGGTTGTGAGTAGGATACAAGTTTAACATTCATATATTTAATCTTCTTCTTTGGGTTCTTCTTGACAGAGTTTTTCCATCAGCTTGTAATGTTCGTAGGCTTTTTTAAGTGCTTCAAACTTTTCTAGTTTCTTAGGGTCTGGTACAAGAATAGCTAATCTTTCTTGCATAGTTTTCATAAAATCTTTTAGACTAACATCACCAAGTTTGATGTCGCCGTTATCTTTTATGTTAACTCCGTCTCCGTTGATTTCAACAGTAGCGGGAGTAGGATTCCAATTGTAATTATAACTACTAGTTCCAGAAGTATTAATAGTATAAGTTGAAGTAGATCCGCTATAGATTCCGCCTACGGTTGCACCCGATCCTGAATATACAGTATTAGGTAAAGTTATAGTTGAAATTCCGCTGAGGTTTAAATCAGAGATGCTGGTAGCCAACGTATCGGAAATTTGATATGTTGAACCAGCCGCACCTTGATTAGAAATATCTAGCACGATATCGCTTGAAGACATAGCCATCGAATACACATCAGTCTCGAGAGACTCAAATTGAGCCTCTTCGAGAATTTTCTTCTGCTCGTCAGTGAGCATATTAGGCTTTTGCCTTGGCTTCCTTGCGAGCGTTCTTTTCTTCGGTGATTTCATTGCGGCGTGCCTTTACTAGTTTGGCTACTTCTTGTAGTGCTTTACGAGCACGAGTTCCTGCTGCGCCATTGCCTGATGTAAATTTTGCATCTTCTGCTAAAAATTCTTCAAACTGTGTTTTCAATTGTTCAACTGTGTTAGACATATTATTTTCCTTATAATAAAAATATGGTGTGGTCGGTAGGTCTCGAACCTACAAAGGCTACGAACTACGTCTGCGCCCCATCCCCTTTCCAAACTATGGGCTTGGCGGGAGGTCTGCCAAATTCCACTCACGACCACAAGTATAGTATATAACCTTGATTTAACAAATGCAACCTCTAATAGATTAAATATCATCATATTATGACAATCAATTTTCAAGAAATACCATTTCAAAATGTAGTTAAGTTTGGACAACGAACAATGTTAACCAAACCCTTGTTTGCCGTAAGTTGGATCCTTGGTAGGTTCTGCAACTACAACTGTAGTTATTGCTGGCCTTATGCTAGATCAGATAAACCTGATTATCAAGATCTTAATGTGTATACAAACGCAATTGATGAAATAAAACGTCAAGCAAGGAAAAATGGATTTAATCAATTTCATTGGAGTTTTAGCGGTGGTGAACCAACAGCCTACAAGCAACTACCAGAATTGATCAAACATCTAGACGACGGAATTCAAACTTCCTATCAAAGTATTCATATGACTACTAATTTGAGTCCAGGTAGCAAATGGTGGAAAAATTGGTGCGACATAACATCTATGAATGCTAGGAGAAGTATTACAGCAAGTTTTCACGATGAGTTTGCCAAAGAACAAGAGTTCGGAGATAAGTGTTTACAATTAATGTATGAAACAGTTCACGTTACAGTTAATCAAGTAATGGTACCTGAAAGATTTTATGAGCTCTATTCTAGAATGGAAAGATTACACAGCCGAGGAATTAATGTAACACTTAAACCTCAAAGTAATCCTACAGCTACTAGTATTGTTGAAGGCTATACTGAAGATATGATATACAAGATGCGCACAGGTTTCCCTCAACGTGCTAATGGCGAAGAAATTTATCAAATAGCATTATATGATGCAGAAGGAAAAGAATATCTTTTTGATCAAGCGGAACGATTTAATGCGTTTGGATTTAATAAATTTCAAGGATGGACTTGTAATGCAGGATACCAAAGTGTTATAATAAGAGGCAATGAAGTCAAAAGAAGTTATAGTTGCCACGATACTCCGCTAGGAACATTAACAGATGGCTTTGAACTTATTACTAAACCTAGAGTTTGTGTAACTCCTACGTGTGTTAGTTCGGCAGATAGTAAGATACCTAAAACAAAATGAAAATAGACTTAGAACATTTACACTACTGGATGTGTGCTATTCGTGAAAGCAAAGATCCTATGAGAACTCTTGATGCGTTCTGGTCAGGACAATTAAAAAGCAAAGAATGGTTAATAGAAAATCTAGTCTATTACATCTATCCTGAACGCAATAAAGAATTAGACTTTCCTCTTTCTGTGGATATTCACGGTGGATGGGTCGGTGTACTATCAAGTATGCTGTTTCAAAGTGCCATTCCTATTAAAACTATTCGTAGCATTGATATAGATCCTAGTTGTGAATCTATTGCTACTATGATGAATAAAAAAGAAGAGATAGAAGGGCGTTTCAGAGCAGTCACGGCAGATATGTGCGCCATACGCAGTGACGCCGACATTATCATAAACACCAGCTGCGAACATATTACACAAGATCAATACGACCTATGGCTAAGTGGTCATCCTCAGGATAGTTTATTAGTTCTTCAAAGTAATAATTATGACATTCCAGAACACATTCGAATTGCCAAAGATCTAGAAAACTTCAAACAACAATGCGGAATTAATGTATTGTGGGCAAGAGAATTAGAGCTACCGTTGTATAAAAGATTTATGGTGATAGGTAAAAAATAATGTTTAAATTTAATGAGCTAAAGCAGCTTCATTTAGAAATATCAAACAATTGCCAAGCAAGCTGTCCTATGTGTACTAGAAATATTCACGGCGGTGTTGAGAATCCCTTGATCAAAATTGAATCTTGGACCTTGGATAGATATAAAAATATTATCAATAAAGAAGTTCTTGATCAAATTTCTTCTATATATTTTTGTGGCAACTACGGAGATCCGTTGTTAAATTCTCAATTGTTAGAAATGATTGAGTATACCAGCTCAACTAGTCCAAATATTGAATTAAGGATTCACACAAACGGTAGCCTCCGAAGCAAATCTTGGTGGGCAAAGTTAGCAATGGTATTGCCCAAGAACCATAAAGTGATATTTGCCATAGATGGACTAGAAGACACTCAGGCAATTTATCGAGTTGGCACAGACTATGAAAAGATTATAGAAAACGCTCGAGCATTTATACTTGCCGGAGGCATTGCTGAGTGGGCATTTATTAGATTTAAACACAACGAACATCAGGTTGAAGAAGCTAAACACAGAGCTCATTCTCTAGGCTTCAAAGAATTTACTATGAAAGATAGTTCTAGGTTTTTATTAGATGCAAAATTTCCTGTTTACAATAAAAACAAAGAAACAATATATCATTTAGAACCTAGTCAATATACAGAAATAAAATTTATTGATAAACGAGTAATTGACAACTATAAAGACATAGTAAAGAAAACTGAAATTAAATGTTATGCACTCAAAATGAAAGAGGTATACATTAATGCCCAGGGGCACGTATTCCCTTGTTGTTGGTTATCTATGATTCCCTACCAACCACCAGACGAGTTATCAGAATTAACCGCAGTAAGAAACGATATGTTTCATCAATACCAACAGCTTGTGGAAAGTCTAGGCGGAATTGATAACCTAGACGCAGATAAAAAATCTTTAAAAGATATTATTGATTCTAAAGAATATCAATCTGTTTGGGACTACTACTGGAATGAAAATAAATTGATTACCTGTGTAAGAACCTGCGGAGTCCAACCGGAGTTATTCTCCACTCCACAGGATCAATTTATCAGTAAAACTAAACTAGAGTCCTAATAGGCCTTCGATAAGGCTATTGTTTTCTGAACACTTGCCACAGATTGCAGCACATAGGGGATTTCTACCCTGTGACATTGTCAAAGCCCAGGACTCTTTGATCCTATTAAATGTCTTAGAAGATAAAATATCTTCAAGTTTATTTCGATATAGACTTATTTCGTTCTTGTTAAAATCATTTTTAACTGATTTGATCCAATTATACTTTTCTGGAAGAAGGTCATCGCTGAGTAAAAATATACTAGCGGTATGACAACAGGGAAAGACCAATCCATCTGCTGAAATATACAAGTTTCTTTCTTCGATAGCATAACATTTGATGTTAACAGAATTAAGATATTCTTCAGTCTTATCCATTCTGACAAAATCTAATCGTTGTCCTTGATGTGCAAACCTAGGATCGTCACTGGGCTCAACAGCATTGTTTGTGTTTTGAGGTTGGTTTAATAGATCTCTATGAGAAATTTTAATTTTAAACTGACTGAATCCCATATCCTTGCTCATCTGCTCAGCTAGTTCAGCCTGATGTTGATTATGTTTAAATGGAATAAACTGCCAAGTACTGGTTGCTCCTGTGCTGATGTATGCTCGTGCATTCTGCATCAGCTTATTCCATTTAACATTAACTCTATAGATATGATTTGTGTCTTTTAATCCGTCTATGGCAAATATTACATTACCGTTGGTGCCTATGATATTTCCTAATTCTTGCCACCATTGCGGTTGTTGAACACTACCATTGGTATAAACTTCTAAAAATATATTAGGATTTTGTTTTCGAAACCATTTAAGAATGTTTAACAGGTCTTTGTTCATTGCGGGTTCGCCAATGTTTCCGCTGAAGGATGCAATTTCTAACGTGGCTGCAACTTCTTTAGGAAAGAATATATCAAAGAAACTTTCTTTAAGATGGACTTGATTGAAAAAACTATAGTCACCGTTTTGGCTTTCTCTCATACAATGCGGACATCTAGCATTACAATAAGATGAGGGTTCTATATCTAATATTTTTAGAGGTTGAGGGTAGAAAGTCATACAGGTCTAAGTGATACTATAAATCCTTTGTCTTGTAATTCTTTGATCTTGGAATCTAAGATAGGAGGATTACAATTTAATAACACTTCTTTTTCGCTTACCTTTTCAAATCCTGTGATATATTTTGATTTAATTGTTTTATTAAAGAACGACATTAGTGTGGTGTATGACTCTTGTTTCCAATCATAGTCTCCACCTTCAATTTTTAACAAATATCCCGGGCTTGTAAACTTAGGCAATGCTACTCTTATGTTCAAATGAATACGAGGCCTTGCACCAAAGTTTGCGGCCACGTGCATCTTACTGGTATCCATATGCCAGACTTCACCGTCTACAGGCAAATGATATAGTTTATTGTCGTCAAGATCAATGAGATAAGAATTTGGATTAGTTGTTATTGCTAAATGAATACGATCATCTGGATCAGCGTGTGCTGTGTAAGACTCTGCAGAATTTAATTTAAGCAATCTTGCTTCGCCTACATTCCCTATCACTGACAGGGCATTTCCTATTGGAGTTCCCACATACTCTGGTTTTGTC